GAAATCATGGCACCTCCACCAGAAATAATTGAAGAGGCTTCCCGTCCTGACGATACGGCAGCTGAATCATTATAGTAGTAGTTCGGCACTTGACCTATCGGTAATGGTAGGTCTTTTTTATTATGTTTACCTTGAAAGGGCTTGACAATGTTTAAATTAAGTGATATACTATCATTTCGAAGTGAGAGAAGGATCACCTCTCAACCGGTTTTAATAATGAGTGATTCATATTATGGAGAAAATACGATGTCAAAAAGACAATCTAATTCTGTGAAGTCGAAAATCCTTGCTTATCTTTCAAAAGATAGCGCTTACAATACTTTAACTGCTGCTAAAATGCAATCAGTTTTTGGTGTTGCAAACCCATCAGCAACAATTAATGAGTTGCGTAATGATGGTCATGCTATTTACTTGAATACACGCACTAATACAAACGGTAATAAAGTTTCATTTTATCGTTTAGGTGCGCCAACGAAGCGTATGGTTGCAGCTGGTATTGCAGCTATTCGCCTACAAGGTGAGCGAGCATTTGCCTAAAATAATTTAGGAAAAACTAGAAAGGTGTGATACATATAGGTGTCACACCTTTTTTTTATTATGAAATGGACATATCATGGAAATTCAAGTAAAAGTCGAAGAATTAAAAAAGAATAAACTATTTGTAGCAACACCCATGTATGGCGGTATGGCCCATGGTTTATATATTAAGGCAAGTTTAGATTTACAAAATGTAATGTCAAAATATGGAATTGAAACAAAGTTTTCATTTCTATTCAACGAATCATTAATCACAAGAGCAAGAAATTACCTAGTAGATGAATTCTTACGCTCAGGTTTTACACACCTACTTTTCATCGATTCAGATATTCATTATCAACCACAAGACATCGTTGCTCTTATGGCATTAGATAAAGATGTGATTGGTGGTCCTTATCCAAAGAAGTCAATTAATTGGGGTAATGTTGCACAAGCTGCTCGAAACCATCCCGATTTGGATCCAAAAGAATTAGAAGGCTTAGTTGGTGAGTATGTCTTTAATGTTGTAAAAGGCACTCAACAATTTCAAGTAACTGAACCATTAGAGGTGTTAGAAATTGGTACTGGTCATATGATGGTGAAACGCCAAGTATTTGAAAAAATGCAAGAATCATTCCCTAATATTAAATACAAACCAGACCATGTTGGTCAGGCTAACTTTGATGGCTCTCGTTATATCCATGCTTACTTTGATACTGTGATTGATACGAAAGATTCTATTACTGGTGGTGGTACAGAAAGATACCTATCGGAAGATTATATGTTCTGTCAAATGTGGCGTAAGATTGGTGGTCAAATCTTCTTATGTCCATGGATGAAAACACAACATATTGGTACATATGCCTTTACAGGAGATATGCCTAAAGTTGCACAATATACAGGTAGACTGTAATGCTTATTGGTGTAGTAGGTTTCATTGGTTCAGGTAAAGGTACCGTTGGTAATTTACTTGAAGAAAATGGATTTATTAAGGACTCTTTTGCCAAACCTTTAAAAGATGCCTGTGCAGTTATCTTTGGATGGCCTCGTGAACTACTTGAAGGTGACACCAAAGAATCTAGGGAATGGCGGGAGTTACCCGATACTTATTGGACTGAAAAATTTGGTTATACATTTAGTCCTAGATTAGCACTTCAATTAATGGGTACCGAAGCTGGTCGTGAAGTATTCAATCAAGACATATGGATTATTTCATTATTGAATAGAGTTAAAGGTAAGAATGTAGTGGTTACAGATGTTCGTTTTAAAAATGAAATAAAGTATATTCAAAGTAATGGTGGTAAAATTATTCGTGTTAAAAGAGGACCTGATCCTGCTTGGTACTCAATAGCCGAAAGAGCAAATGCTGGTGAATATGTTTCAGAATTAAAGCTTGAAGAACTAGGTATTCATCCGTCAGAATGGGATTGGATTGGTTGTAAGATTGACCATGAGATTGAAAATGATGGAGATTTGGTGCAATTAGGCAATAAGGTAAATAGCCTATTGCAATTTATTAAAATATGATGTATAATGGTGTTTGTATTTATGAAAGGTAAAATTTATTATGAAATTATCAAACGACACACTCGCAATATTAAAGAACTTTGGGAATATTAATCCCGGTATTTACTTTAGAAAAGGCAAGACGCTTAAAACGGTTTCTTCACATAAGAATATTCTTGTTGAAGCAACTATCACAGATGAGATACCATCCGACTTCGGTATCTATGACTTAAACAATTTCTTATCAGTAATATCCTTGTCTGATTCAAAAGACGATACTGGTTTTGAGATTGATGGTAAAAATGTTAGAATTCTTGCAGATAATGGCAAGAACAAAACAACATATCGCTGTTGTGAACCAACAATGATTGTTACACCTCCAGAAAAACCATTAACAATGCCTGATGCTGAAATCTCAATCACACTTAATGAAGATACATTCAATAAGATTTTAAGAACAGCTTCTGTTTTAGCTTCACCACAAGTAGCAATTGAATCTGATGGAACATTAATCAATGTATCGACTTTAGATACTCAAAATGATTCAGCACACACAAACACAATCGAAATTGCTGCCGGTGATAGTAACAAGTATCGTATGATTTTTAAAACAGAAAATCTAGCTAAAATCTTACCAGGTTCTTATGATGTTAAAATTTCTTCAAAGGGAATTTCAAACTTTAAGAACAAGAATGTTCCATTGCAATATTGGATTTCTACTGAACAAGGTTCTAAATTTAATTAAGAGGTGATATCATGGCAGTAAAATTATTTGAAAATGCTTTCAAAGGTAATGCTTCGAATTCAATTGCAATTAACCCAGCACATGTAATGTCTGTGTTTGAATCTGAATCTATTAACCCCGAAAGTGGTGAAGAAGAAGTATTAACACACATTTTTTCGGTGAATGGTAATACATGGCAAGTCAAAGACGCTTATCTTGATGTGGTTGCTCGATTAAATGAAAAAGATTAATTCTTTATATTATATTATGAGGTGTGTGAATGGAACATTTATTATTTACGGAGAAATATCGTCCTAAAAAGATAAATGATTGTATATTACCTGAAAGGCTCAAGAAACCATTTCAGGAATATGTCAATCAAAGTAATATCCCAAATCTTCTCCTAGCTGGTGGTCCCGGTGTAGGTAAAACTACCGTTGCCAAGGCTATGTGTGAAGAAGTTGGTTGTGACTATATGGTCATTAATGGTTCTGATGAAAATGGTGTTGACATCATTCGATTCAAAATTAAAAATTATGCTTCATCAATGTCATTATCTGGTGGTCGTAAAGTTGTTATTATCGATGAGGCTGATTATCTAACTCTAAATGCTCAAGCAGTATTGAGAAATGCAATTGAAGAATATTCACTCAATTGTTCTTTTATCTTCACATGTAATTATAAAAATCGACTAATCGAACCACTCCACTCAAGATGTTCGGTCATTGATTTTGGTTTAAAGAGTAATGAAAAAGCTTCTATGGCTTCTCAATTCTTTAAAAGATTACAGGGAGTCCTTGAATCTGAAAAGATTGAATATGATGATAAAGTAATTGCTGAATTAATTAAAAAACACTTCCCCGATTTTCGTAGAGTATTAAATGAATTACAAAGATACTCACAATTTGGTAAAATTGATTCGGGTGTTCTTGCCCAAATGGGCGATATTCAAATTGGTGAAATAGTTCGTCATCTTAAATCAAAAGACTTTGGTGCAATTCGTAAATGGGCTGCAACATCTGATTTAGACCCATTAACAATATTTCGTAACCTGTATGATGTATTATATGATGTTATGAAACCACAATCTATACCACAAGCCGTTCTTATTCTAGCAGACTATCAATATAAGGCTGCATTTGTAGCTGATCCAGAAATTAATATGGTGGCATGTTTGACTGAATTAATGGCTAATTGTGAGTATCAATAATGAGTGGCCCATTTGATTATGTTAATGAGATTCTATACAGTAAAAAACAACTAATCCTTGACGATTTAACCGAGGCTGAATATAAACCATATCTAGTCAACCGCAGTCTATCCTACCATAAAGACTGTGTGTTATATGCGAATGAGATGAATCGCCTATATCATTTAGATAATAAACTCCAGAATGACTTCCTTATAAATATAGTGCGGTCTCAAAAAAGACCATTTGCTAAGTGGATGAAGGTTGAGAAAAACGAAGATTTAAAATGTATAAAGCAAATCTTTGGATTCTCTAATTCAAAGGCTTTAGAAGCTCTCCGTTTACTCAGCAAAGAACAACTCCAACAATTAAAAGAACATACCGATATCGGTGGATTAAGGAAGTAATGTGGTAGATGATATATTCAAAGGCATAGGGGTTGAAATTGACCTTGCTGAGCAAGATGACTTTTTGAAGGTTCGTGAGACACTTACACGAATTGGAGTATCATCTCGTAAAGAAAAAGTTCTTTATCAATCATGTCATATTCTACATAAACAAGGCCGATATGCAATAGTTCATTTTAAAGAATTGTTTGCATTAGATGGAAAACCATCAAATATATCAGAGAATGATATTCAAAGAAGAAACGCAATTGCTAATCTCCTTGAAGAATGGGGTCTAGTTAAAATACTAAATAAAAAATTACTTGAAGACAACATAGCACCATTACACCAAATTAAGATTATAGCCTTCAAAGAAAAAGAAGAATGGAATTTAATTACCAAATATAATATTGGTAAAAAAACACAAGATTATTAATATGAAACCAGCCTTAAAATTAAAAAATAAATATACTGGTGAATTTGTATATTGTCGTAATACAGAAGATGTATTAAATCATGGAAATGGTTATATCTTCTATCGTGTCTTTAGAAAAGAGACACCAGACCGAATTTATTTGGTCAATCGAGACGCATATATTATCGTTGACTAAATAAACATGTGATGCCTTAGGGGTCACATTTTTTATTAACTCGCTTAAAAGGAGCATAACATGACAGTAATAAGTCGATTAACACCATTTTACCATGCAACTCTTGGATTTGAAAACTTCTTCCAAGATATTGAGAAATATTTAGATACAGACCTTAAAACAACAACCTCAGCTTTCCCTCCACACAATATTCTTAAACTAGACGATAATCGTTATGTTGTAGAATTAGCCGTGGCTGGATTTAGTGAAAAAGATATTGATATCTCAACACTCAACGGTGAGTTGATTATTAAGGGAAATAAAGAAGACAAAGCCGATTCGGCCGAATACCTTCACAGAGGTATTGGTCTTCGCTCATTCACCAAGACTTTGCGTCTAGCTGACACAGTTGAAGTTGAAGGTGCTGAGTATAAGGATGGAATTCTTCGTGTTGGTTTAGTGAATATAATTCCTGACCACAAGAAGCCTCGTAAGATTGAAATTGGTAAGAAATTAAATTCTACCAAAGCTCAACTTCTTAATGAAGGTGGCGTCAACTACGAAACTGAATAAAGAATGGGGCTTCGGCCCCTTTCCTTTACAATTAACTATTGGAGTATATTATGTTTGGTACCGATAAAAACTTTAAATTACCAAAAACTATTAAGAGATTAATGGCAAGTGCTGGTGGTAAAAAAAGAACTGAATTTAAAAATGCGATGATTCGAGCAATTGCAACAGCTGTCAAGGCACCAACACCTCGTAGAGACAGAAATACCAAAAATAATAAGGAGAGTTAATACTATGAGCTTCGAATTTGATTTCACTCAAGAAAAAGTAGCATCCTGTTTACCA